GAACCTAAAGCTGTTTATGATTGGCTAAATTGGTTAGAAACCCAATTACCTTACCCTGTTATCCGAGTGCAAAAGGGTAATATACGAGAAGACACAATCAGCGGATATAATTCAACTGGTCAAAAGTTTTCGGCAATACCTTGGCATATGGAAGGCGCAATGGGTCAGCGCCAATGCACCAGCGAGTATAAGTTAATACCCATACGCCAAAAGATGCGAGAGTTAATAGGGCAGCACACCAAAGAAAATAAATGCCGCGTAATGATTGGCATAAGCACAGACGAAGCGCATCGAATGAAGCCAAGCCATAATACATGGCAAGTACATGAATGGCCTTTAATAGATAAGCGTATGTCCAGAGCGGACTGTATGTCATGGATGAGCCGAAGCGGATACCCTACCCCACCCAAGTCTAGTTGTTTGGGATGTCCTTATCACTCAGACCAACAATGGCGGGAAATAAAAGCAATACCGGAAGAATGGGCTGATGTGGTGGAGGTAGATAAAATCATCCGCGATCAACCAGGCTTCAAGAACAAACAGTATATGCACCGCTCACTATTACCTATAGATGAAGCTCCATTCAACGATGACTCACAACTAAACCTATTCGGTAATGAGTGTGAAGGTATGTGTGGGGTATAGTGCCCACGAGCATACATTCCCATAAACAAGTTTAATGTGATATAATCTTTTGCATGAAACTTACACCAAAACAAGAGAATTTCTGCCACGCATTCATAGAGTTAGGCAATGCGAGCGATGCTTATCGCGCCTGTTATGACATTGGCCAAATGAAGCCCGCGACAATAAATCGGTCGGCAAAAGAACTCATTGATAACCCCAAGATAACCGCAAGAATAGAAGAACTAAGAGCGCCTGTAGTAGAGCGGGTCAGAATCACACTAGAGAGCCACTTAGATGAGATGCAGAGGCTCAAAGACCTAGCACTACAGAAGGACAACATCAACGCTGCCCTAACGGCTGAGATGGGTCGTGCTAAGGCCGCAGGGCTATACGTCACAAAGGTTGAGAGCAAAACAGAGCTAACCGGCCCAGAGGGCACACCAGTTAAGTTCGTAATAGACCAAGCCATAAGTAACTTAGCAATGCGTATACGCTCGAAAGAGCTATGACAGATGTCCTTGATCTCATACAAGAGAATCAAAGCAGTCTAGGGGAACTAGACAAGATTGCTTACGGCGCACACCTTAATTGGCTATCCAAAGCCAAATATTACCAGATAGCGCCTCCGTTAGAACAAGATTGGACTCACTGGCTAGTGATAGCAGGACGTGGAGCGGGTAAGACACGATTAGCTGCTGAAACGCTATGGTGGTGGGCGTGGAGCAATCCCAACTGTCGATGTCTGATCCTTGCCCCTACGGCGAATGACTGTCGGCTGACTTGCTTGGAAGGTGAGTCAGGCTTACTGAGCGTTATACCGCAGGAGCTCATAGAAGACTACAACAAGACAGATATGACGGTGTTCCTAAAGAACGGCTCACAGATACGCGCCATTTCTGCGGATACCTACGAGCGATTACGGGGACCACAGTTTAGCTATGCTTGGTGCGATGAGTTGGCTGCGTTTCAGTATCTTGAAGAAGCGTGGGATATGATGATGTTTGGCTTGCGGTTGGGTAAAGCGCCGAGAGTCATTGTTACGACTACGCCTAAGCCTAAGGACAAGTTAATTGAGTTGATGGATTCGCCTGACAGCATCGTAGACACAGCGAGCACTTATGAGAACATTGATAACTTGGCGCCTACGTTCCAGAAGCAGATTCTTCAATATGAGGGAACGCGGTTGGGTAGGCAGGAGCTACACGCCGAGCTTATTGACCCCGAAGAGTCAGGCGTGGTCACTAGAGATATGTTCCGTCTCTGGCCTAATGGTAAGCCACTGCCTGATTTTGAATACATTATCCAAAGCTATGACTGTGGATTCAAAGACAAAGAGTACAACGACCCTACTGCGGCGACTACTTGGGGGTGCTTCAAGCCGTTAGATGGCCCTATGGCTGTGCTGCTAATAGATTGCTGGCAGGAGAAGCTGACCTTCCCTGACCTCAAGCCTAAAGTCATCGAGGAATACCAGAATAGTTATGGCGATGGTAAGAAGCAGAAGCGCCCTGATCTGATACTGGTAGAGGACAAGGCTGCGGGTATATCTCTGATCCAAGAGTTGCAACGCGCCCACCTGCCGGTGAGGGGATGGAACCCTGGTCGTGCGGATAAGATGCAGCGATTACAAATTGCGGCTACTGTTGTTGCAGCTGGGCGTGTATGGTTACCTGAAAGTAGTGTAAAATCAGGATATGTAAGAGACTGGGTTGAGCCTATGCTCTCACAGCTATGTTCGTTCCCTGAGAGTAACCACGATGACTTTGTGGACTCGACTAGCATGGCATTACGGTTTCTGAAAGATACTGGCTGGTTGGAGATTAACCCGCCGCCGAGAGAAGATGACGAGTGGTATGCTGACGATCAGTCGGCCAAGCGGGTTAACCCATACGCGGTCTAATTATGAATATCTCAGACGAACTAGAAAGAATACTCGGTGAAATGGACGAGGACGAGCGGAAGAAAGCCGATGAGTCTAATGTTGCTAAACAGATGGCTCTGCTCGCTGAGGGCGGTACTGCCAAAAGTCTGCCCGCGGGCACACATGACATGATTCACGAACTCAGAGCGAGTATGTACGGCGCTGACCCTACCAACACGCATATGCCTCAGAAACCTGATCTGGCAACACAGTTCATGCAGTTCTTAGCGCAGATGTATATGCCTGGACTGGTATCGCCACAGGCTAACGTACCCACAGCGGCTCAGGGAAGCTATGCAGACGTTCCTAGCCATGCAAGTGGGGGTAGTATCGGATACCACCAGCCAGGCAGCCTAGAGCAGAATATGATGGCATTGGGTGGGGATAAGGCCATACCTATAATAATGGCTCTGCATAAGGCGTCAGGGGGCGTAGTAGACAATCCTAGCACATTAGGTTCGATGGGCAACGTAGATGTACAAGCGCAGTTACTGACACCAGAGCAATCGGCGGCAATGGACAAGCGGTTAGCCGATCAGATACCAACCGCGCAGCCGTTTATTCAAGCACCGCCACAGAGCAAGCCTGAGAGCTTGACTAGTCAGTATGACTTCTTGACGCAGTATGGCAAGAACATGATCCCCAACAGTCCGTTTATGCAGCTCACAGAGATGGCAAGAAAGCCTCTGCAAGAGTTGATGGCTGGATTAGGGGAAGTATCAGATGCGGCTAAGATACCGCCCGTGATGCCGGAACTGGCTGCGTTTGAGGCTGCTATGGGACCAGGCGCTCAGGCAGCGATGCGTAAGAGCGATGAAGCGTTAAAGTCAATGACACCACCACCTGGTACGTTGGCAATGACTCTTTATCATGGAACCCCGCACACTATTGAAAACTTTAAATTTGATCCTGAGATGATTGGATCGGGAGAAGGCAACGCTGCATTCTTGCCTGGCTTTTATGGGGCAGAGGCAAAGAAAACGGCAGAAGGCTATCAAAAAGCATTGTCTGGTTATCATTACAGCCTAAAAGACTTAGAAGATTATTTTAAACCTGGATCAATTAGGGGTTCTAGCGCAGGTTATGACAAGATATTAGATTATGATCCTCAGAAAAATCTAGTCACTGCCCAACAAGTTGTGAAAGATAAAAATGGAAATTGGAAGCCTGATCGGTTTTATGGTTATGTTAGGCAACATAAAACTGCGCCAGATTATTTAGAATTTGAGAAAGCGCTTGGCAGAAAACCTTCTGTAGGTGGAAATTTATACGAAATGGATTTGCCTGATGAACATATAGATAAAATGATAGATTGGGACAAACCGTTACGGTTGCAGCATCCTGATGTAAAAAAAGTGCTGGCAGACAAACCTGCGTTCAAAAGTGAATTACAAAATCCTCCCGCTCCTGAACATGAACAATCAATAGGTGTTGCATTAGACAGAGCAAATAGAAACAAACACTTTGCGGGAGACGTGATTGGTAAAGATACCGCAACACCTATGGAGGTATCTAAGTACTTTAGCGAACAAGGAATACCTGGTGTTAAATACTTAGACAGATCCTCAAGAGCGGCAGGTGAAGGCAGTAGAAACTTTGTTGTGTTCCCTGGCCATGAAGATAAAATAACCTTTCTTTCTCGCAACGGTGAGCCCTTACATGATTTAATGACAGCAAAAGAGCGCGATGCTATTTCGGTTGAGCAGAATATACATCCAGATTATATAAAACGCGCAAGAAAAGAAATAAATGGCGAGGGGATGGATGATGATGAATACTATAAAGCTCTAAATGAAAGAGCTAATAAATATAGAATAGAAGATGCTTTAGAAAAGTATGGCTATAAAACACATGGTCATAGCAATGTTTCAAGTTCTAGTTATCATCAAAAAAGGATTGAAAATAAACTTGATCCAGATATGAATGACAATATCCATCAGGTAAGGATATCTGATCATGTTGATCGCCATCCTCCGAGCGAAGATGAAATTTCTAAACATTTTAATATAAACTACAGATCTGATCCGGCTAATTGGTCAGATATTAGTATTTGGCCCAACATGACTGATGAAGAAATGCACAGTCGATTATCTGGATTATTGGAATAACTATGGCTGATGACATCCTAGAACACGAAGACGGCAGCGCAGAAGTAACTTTGCCCGATGAAGACTTAGACATTGAAGAGCAGCCTGACGGGTCAGCCATCGTTCACATGGACTATAAAGGTCCAGAAGAAGACGCAGACTTCTATGAGAACCTAGCCGATGGTATGGACTCATGGGAGCTGAACAAAGTCGCTCTCAAGTATCTGGACTTCATTGAGAAGGATAAGCAAGCCCGTGAGGACAGAGACAAGAAGTATGAGGAAGGATTACGCCGTACTGGCTTAGGTAATGACGCGCCTGGTGGTGCTCAGTTTGAGGGTGCAAGTAAGGTAGTGCATCCGGTAATGGCTGAGGCTTGTGTGGATTTCGCTTCCCGCGCGATCAAGGAACTGTTTCCACCGGACGGACCTGTCCGTACAAAGATTCTAGGTCAAGTGACTGAAGAAAAGCAAGAGATTGCAGAAAGAAAGCGTGACTATGTTAATTTGCAGCTTACTGAGCAGATAGAAGAGTTCCGCGATGAGCAGGAGCAGTTACTGACTCAGTTGCCATTAGGTGGCTCGCAGTTCCTCAAAGTATGGTATGACGAGCAGAAGAAGCGTCCCTGCGTTGAGTTTGTGCCTATCGATAACATCATATTGCCGTTTGCTGCTGCCAACTTCTACACTGCCCAGCGGGTAACAGAAGTACAGGACATCACAGAGTACGAGATGGATGCGCGGATCAGGCGCGGCCTATACAGAGACATCAACGTCATCCATGCGACTATGGAACCTGTTATGTCTCATTCTGAGAAGGCCAACAACAAGATTGAGGGTAATAAGTACCAAGACAACAAGGATGGATTACGCCGTGTATATCACGTTTATACATGGCTAGAGCTAGAGGATGATCCTAGAACTAAGGGCGAGATGGCTCCTTACATCCTGATGATTGACGAGATGGAATCGGAAGTGTTGGGGTTATACCGCAACTGGGAAGACGGCGACGAGACAATGACCAAACTTGATTGGATGGTCGAATTTAAATTCATTCCTTGGAGGGGAGCATATGCTATTGGTTTACCTCATCTTATCGGAGGTCTTTCTGCCGCTCTTACTGGTGCCCTTCGTGCCCTTCTGGATACGGCGCACATAAACAACTCAGCCACAATGCTGAAGCTCAAGGGCGCTAAGATCAGCGGTCAGAGTCAGAGCATTGATGTAACACAGGTGGTAGAGATTGAAGGCGCTGCGGGTGTAGATGACATTCGCAAGGTCGCAATGCCATTGCCGTTCAATCCTCCTTCGCCTGTACT